ACCATGGACGTGACGCTGACACTGAAGGGTGACCAGGCGACCAAGGCCGCGCTGGCCGCGTTGGGCAAGGATGCGGCCTTCGTGACCGCGCAGGCCATCAACGCCACCGCCAACGCGGCCCAGCAGGCCGTGCGGGACAACCTGACCGGGTTCACGCTGCGCCGGCGGGAGTTCATCCTGCGTACCATCTACCGCCGGCCCGGGACCGACTTCGCAAAAAAAACGGACCTCCGGGCGGCCCTCCGGGTCAATCCGCAGCGGGACGTGCTGGCCAAGCACGAGGAGGGCGGGCGCAAGATGCCAGGGGCTGGCGGCCGGACGGTGGCCATCCCCCTCGAGGCCGTCAAGCCGAACGAGATGGCCGTGGTCCCGCGCCGGCTGCGACCCTCTCAGCTGCCCCGAGACCAGGTGCGACGGGTGGAGACGCGGGCCGGAACCTTCCTCGTGCGAAACCGTCCCGGCCGCGGTTCTGGAGGTCGGGTGGGGTGGCGAACAGAATTCCTCTACCGGCTCAAGCCGTCAACGCCGCTCCGACCAAGGCTTCGGTTTGTGGAAACCGCAAACAAAGCGGTGAACCGGGAGTGGGTGGGGATCGCGCTGGCCAAGGTGGCCGCACTGCTGGCCCGGTTCACGGCCACAGGACCGACCTGACCCGTCGTGGTGTCTGGCAGGAATCGTGCCAGATGGGTTGCGGGTCCTTCCCATGGGGTGGCCCCCGCGAGACCCGCGCAGCCCCGGTTTTCGGCTAGCGCCAGCCTTTTCGGTCAAGATGACCGAGAAAGGGGCCAGATTCGGCCAGTTTTCCACATGAACGGAGCCCGATGAACGAACGCTGGGTCTCAATCGGCCAGCTCGCCGACGAGGTGGGCGTCACGCGCCGCCATCTGCAGCGGATCCGGACCGAGGAGCCCGGGGTGCTGGTCACCCGGCAGCTGGGCGCCGGCGAGGCGGAATACAAGCAGCCCGACTGCGCCATCAACCTGCGCCGGCGCGAGATGGACCGGGCGCGGCGGGAATCGTCGGCCACCGTCAGCCTCGACGCGGCCCGGACGCGCAAGGCGCTGGCCGAGGCCGAGCTGGCCGAGCTCGAGGTAGCCCAGGCGCGGGCCGCGGCGCTGTCGGTGACCGACTACGAGGCCGCGCTCGGCAAGATTTTGGAGCGGCTGTCGGCCCGGCTGCGGTCGGTGCCCATCCGCCTGGCGCATCTGGGCACCGAGGTGGAGGCCGCGGCGGAGGCCGAGGCCGAGCGGGTCATCATCGAGCTGCATGGCTGGGACGAGGAGGTGCTGGAGAAGCCGGCCCCGGCACCGCCGCCGCGGGCGGCCCTCGAGGAGGGGCCGACCCAGCCGGCCGAGGTGCGGCTGCCCAAGGCTCGGGGCCGGCCGCGCAAGATCCGGCCGGAGGCGTGATGGAGACCCACCCCACCGCCATCGACGCGCTGAACGAGGCGACCCGCCGCCGGTTCCAGCGGCACTGCCGGCCCATGCCGCGGCTCGGCATCGCGGACTGGGCCACGCGGCACCGGGTGCTTTCGCCGGAGGCTACGGCCCAGCACGGCCCGTGGCGGAACGACGTCGTGCCCTATCTGGTGGACATCATGAACGCCATCGGCGACCGGACCACCCAGGAGGTGGTGCTGGTCACCCCGTCGCAGGCCGGGAAATCGGAGGCCATCTTGAACGCCATCGGCTTCTTCATTCACCAGGAGCCGAGCCCGATGTTGGTGGTCCAGCCGACGGTGGAGACCGGGGAAAGCTTCTCCAAGGACCGGGTGGCGCCGATGCTCCGGGACAGCCCGGCCCTGCAGCCGCTGGTGGCCCCGGCCCGGTCCCGCGACTCGAACAACACCATCCTGTCCAAGCAGTATCCGGGCGGGCAGCTGGACATCACCGGGGCCAATGCGCCCAGCGGGCTGGCCATGCGGCCCAAGCGGGTGGTCCTGCTGGACGAACGGGACCGGCACCCGCGGAGCGCCGGCACCGAGGGGGACGTGAAGGCCATTGCCCGGGCCCGGACCAGATCCTTCGGCCGCCGCCGCAAGATTGTCGAGGTGTCGAGCCCGACCAGTGCCGAGGAGTCGCTGATCTGGCCTAGCTACCTCGAGGGCACACAAGAGGTGTGGGAGGTGCCCTGCCCGAGCTGCGGGGCCTACCAGGTGCTCCAGTTCGAGCGGCTCAAGTGGGAGCTCACGCCGGCGCGGGCCGTGGACGCCGATACGGTCCGGTACAGCTGCGCACATTGCCCGGCCCTGCTGCCGCCCACCGCCAAGGCCGGCATGCTCCGCGGCGGGCGCTGGACCGCCACGGCGGAGCCCCGGGTGCCGCACAAGCGGACGTTCCACCTCACGGGGATGGCGGCGGCCTTTACGCAGTGGGACGAGCTGGCCCAAGAGTTCGTGACGGCCAACAAGCAGGACGATCCCAGCCTCCGGGTTGAGATGCTGCGGGCATTTTTCAACACCGGGCTCGGGGCCCTCTACGTGGACCAGAGCGCCGAGACCCAGCAGCATGAGCTGATGACCCGGGCCAAGCCCTACGATGCGGCCCAGCGGTGGCAGATCCCGGCGGAGGCCGGGTTCGTGACCGCCGGGGTGGACGTCCAGCATGACCGGCTGGAAATCGTCGTCCGGGCATGGGGCGCCGGCGAGGAATCGTGGCTGGTGCAGCGGGTGGTCCTGCGGGGCGATGCCTTCAACGCCAAGCTCTGGGGCGCCCTGGACGAGTGGCGGACCTCGAGGCAGTACCGCCACCAGAGCGGCGCCATCCTGCCCATCCGGTCGCTGTGCATCGACGCCGGCGACGGCGCCATGGCCCAGAATGTGTACAAGTACTGCCACGCCAAGCACAGCGCGGGGGTGTTCGCGGTGAAGGGGCACGGGCTGGCCGCGGCGCCGATGCTGCCGAACAAGGCCACCAAGGTGAAGCCGGGGCGGCTGTACGTGGTGGGAGTGCATGCCATCATGGAACGCATCTATAGACGCTTGGCCATGCCCAACCCGGGACCCGGGTACCTGCACCTCAACGAGTATGCCTCCGCCACCCCACCGGACGGGGTGCCTGGCGATTACTGCGAGCAGCTCACCAGCATGCAACGGGTCAAGGACGAAAAGACCCGGCGGTACCGGTTCGTGGCGACCAAAGGCCGCCGCAACGAGGTGGCCGACGCCGAGGTGTACGCCTATGCCGCGCTGCTGCTGGCCCCCATCGACCGGGCCCAGCTGGGGGCCGAGGTGGAGAAGGTGAACGCGGCCGGACGCCGGCTGGCCCAGCAACAGCCCGAGCCGGAGGAGCCCGTGCCGCCGGTGGAGAGGACCGACCGGTCCGAGCCAACCCCGCCGGTGCCCACCCGGGTGGCGCCGGTCGGCAGACCACCGGCCCAGACCGCGTGGTGGAATACCACCGGGCGAGGCGGCTGGCGTCGCTGATCGGACAATAGACGACGGCCAGCCCTCCCGAGGCGGCCAAACGGCACCGGCTGGCTCTGTGGATAACTCCGGCGCTAAGTTTTCCACATGCCCGATCCGCTCACAAGGGTCCCGCACTCGTTCGCCGCTGGCGATTCGCTGGCGGTGACGCTGTCCTATGCGGACTATCCGGCCCCGACGTGGGCCGCGAGCTGGTTTCTGCGCGGGCCCTCTGCGCAGGACCTGACCGCCACGCAAAGCGGCACGAATCACGCCTTCACGCTGACGACGGCGGCCAGCGGGAACCTGCTGCCCGGCACCTACAGCTACAGCGTCCGGGTGACCAGCGGCACCACCACCACCACGGTGGAGACTGGCCGCCTGACGGTGACGCCAAACCTCGCCGCCGCGGGCCCGGGCGAGCTGACGAGCTACGCCGAGCAGCAGCTGGCGATCTGTCAGCAGGCCCGGGAAAACATCCTCCGGGGCGAGATGAAGCTGTACATGATCGGCGGCCGCCAGGTGCAGCTGCATAGTCTGGACGAGCTGCGGCGCGAGGAGACGTTCTGGCAGACCCGGGTCCAGATGGAACGCGGCCTCGGGTTCGGTCGGGCGGTCCGGTACGACGTGGTGGGGCTCCGGTGAAGCTGCGGGCCCGCCTGGCGCTGCTGACCGCCGCGGTGACGGGCCGCCGCGCCGGGCCGCGCATGCTGGCCCGCTACGCCGGCGCCGGGCACCAGCGCATCGTGGCCCGGTGGTTCACCGAGCTGGAGGAGCCCAACGAGGAGCTGCGGAACACGCTGCGCGAGCTGCGGGCCCGCAGCCGGGAGCTGATGCGGGACAACGGCGAGGCCGCCGGGCTGGCCTTCGACTTCGAGGCCGACATCGTGGGCGCCGCCGGGGCTCGGCTGCAGTTCCGGGCCCGGACGCCGCGAGGGGCGCTGCGCGAGCCGCTGAACGAGCGGGTGGAGGCCGCGTGGAACGGGTGGGGCCGCCGGGACAGCTGCACCGCCTCCGGCCACCTGACGTGGCCCGCGCTGCAGCGGCTGGCCCTCCGCACCGTCATCGTGGATGGCGAGTTCTTGGCCCTCAAGGAGATGGACCCGCGGCTGCCTTACGGATTCCGGCTGCAGCCGCTGGACGCCGACCAGCTCGACGAGACGTATACGTTTGACCGCCTCCCGAACGGGAACGCGGTGATGATGGGGGTGGAGACGGACCGGGCCGGGCGTCCGGTGGCGTATTGGATCTGGGACCGCCACCCCTCTCTCCCGGGGCGGATCCGGCAGCGCATCGAGGCCGCCCGGGTGCTGCACATGTTCAAGACTTTGCGGCCCGGGCAGCTGCGCGGGGTGCCGTGGTTCGCGCCGGCACTGGTCACCTGGAAGCTGGGCCAGCGGTACACCGAGGCCGAGCTCTACCAGAGCATGCTGGCCGCGGCACAGGGCGGGTTTTTCGTCAACCGGGACGGTGGTGGCTTCGACATCCCGACCGACGAGCAGGGCAATCCCATCCCGCTGGTGATGGAGGCCGAGCCGGGGTCGGCCCGTGTGCTGCCTGGCGGCTATGAGTTCCAGGCATGGGAGCCAAAGCACCCGACCGCCAATTACGTCGGCTTCATGAAGGTGGTGAAGCGGGGGGTGGCCCGGGCCTTTGGCCGCAGCTACGCCAGCCTTACGGGCGACCTCTCGGACGTCAATTTCTCCAGCATGCGCACCGACCGCGTGCGCGAAATCGAGCAGAACCGCATGCACCAGCAGGACCTGCTGGTGGACCAGCTGTGCGTGCCCGTGTTCGCCGACTGGGCCCGCATGGCGACCCTCACCGGGGCGCTGGGCACGGTGCCGGTGGACTCTGAGGGGATGACCCGGTTTGCCACCTGGCAGTGCAAGGGCTGGCCGTGGATTGACCCGCTCAAGGACGTGACGGCCTCGCAGCTGCAGCTCAACATGGGCATCACCAGCCCCCAGCGGCTGTGCAGCGAGCAGGGCCGGGACTTCTTCGAGGTCATCGACGAAATTGCGGAGGCGCAGGCCTACGCCGCGGCCAAGGGGGTCAACCTGCAGCCGACCCCGCTGCAGTTGACGGTCAACGCCGACGCGGAGCAGGAGCCAGCCACCGGCACCCCGTCACCCGCGGAGGAGCAGCAGGCCCGAGAGGCGGGCCCGTCCCGATTCTTGCGCACCCTGACCCAGCGAACCACGGCGGCCTGAGATGACCAAGACCCAGCAGGATCCCTTCCAGCCGTTCTCCCGGGGCAACCCCGGCGGGTTTCGCACCCGCGAGGTCACCATCACGGTGGACCTCGAGAGCTACATGGAGGACGGCGACAGCGAAGCGGAGGAGCAGCAGGACGAGGACGAGGAGGAAGCGGCGCCGGAAACCCCGATGTCGATCCGCCTGGCGATTTCGAGCGAAGCGGCAGTGGAGCGGATGGACTGGGCCACCGGGGACATGTACCTCGAGGTATTGGACCATGGGCCCGGTGGCCCGAGTCTGGACTATGTGCGCGACGGCATCCCGTTCCTGCTGGACCATGACCTCGGCAACCAGATCGGCCTCGGCACCGTGCCCACGCTGGGCGCGGACCGCATCCTCCGGACCGAGGTGGTGCCGGGTAGCCATCCCGACGCCGGCTGGGTGTTCAAGGACATGACCGCCGGCATCCGGCGGAAGGTCAGCATCGGCTACTGGCCCGGCGACACCTACACCGAGACCCGGCGGGCCGACGGCATGCGCGTGCGCCGGTATCGCGGGTGGACGCTGTTCGAGGCCAGCTCCGTGGCCGTGCCGGCGGACTACGCCATGGGCATGGGGCGCGGCTACAAGCCGATGGACGAGGAGACGCGGCCGATCACGGACTTCCCGGAGGCCGGCGGGGACACGCCGGTGAGCCTGGACAATTCGCGGTATGACGTGTTCCCGGTGCGCGAGGCGCAGCAGCTGCAGGAGGAGTATCCCTCGGTCTGGGCCGCCGGCGGCAACATCCGCGGCAACGACCAATTCCGGATTCTGGCCCCGGTGGCGGAGCGGGGTGGCGAGCCCCGGACCGAGGCCGAGCGGGACGCCATCCGGCTGCGCGAGGCGTGGGCGGCGCGGCACGAGGGAGACTTCCGGCTGCCGGGCGTGATTGCCCAGGTGAAGTGGCTGGTGGTCGGCAGCCGTGGCCTCGAGTACATGCGGGACGTCATCAAGGAGGCCACCGACGCGGTGGACGCCGAGGAGGAGCGCAGTGGGGCCACGATGGTGGCGACCCGCGGCGGCAGGACGAGACAGACCACCAGCCCCGCGAGCGGGCGCGAGCTGGTACGCACGAACCATCCCGCAGCGGCCGCACAGGCCACACCACAGGAGCGCACGATGGACACGAACACCGCTCCGGTGCCGGGCACGGCCCCTGCATCGGACCAGAGCCGCCGCGAGGCGCGCTCGCAGGAGCTGGCCGTGCTGGCCCGCAACTTCCCCACCCATGCCCGTCTGGCCGACTGGATCGCGGACAACGTCACCGTGGACGCGGCCCGTGACGAGGTCATGCGCAAGCTGGCCACCGTGGCCGACACCGCCACCCGGGCGACGGCCACCCCCGGCATCGAGGTCGGGCAGGACCGCGAGGCCGCCAAGCCGTGGGGCAACAACGCCGAGTTCTTCCGGGCGGTGCGCGCCGCCGGCTCCGGGCTGGGCACGGACAAGCGGCTGATGGCCGAGCGGTCGGCCTCCGGCATGGGCGTGCAGATCGGCGCCGACGGCGGGTTCCTCGTGCCGGAGCAGTTCGCCGACAACATCGTCAAGCTGGCGTTCGAGACCGGCCAGGTGCTGTCCCGCGTAAACCGCATCCCGGTGAGCGGCAACCAGTACCACATGAACCTCGTGGACGAGACCAGCCGGACCACCGGCAACCGCTGGGGCGGGATCCGCGGCTACTGGGTGGGCGAGGGGGACACCATCACCACCAGCAAGCCCAAGGTGCGCCGGGCGACCCTCGACGTCACCAAGAAGCTGGCCGTGGCCGCCTACGTCACCGCCGAGGCCCTCGAGGACGCGCCGGCGACGTCCACCATGCTGGACCAGGCGTTCGCGGAGGAGGTGGCGTTCATGACCGAGGCCGCCATCTTCTCGGGCTCCGGCGCCGGGCAGCCCCTCGGCATCCTCAACTCCGCGGCCTTCGTGACCGTGGCCAAGGAGTCGTCGCAGTCCACCGCCTCGGTGGTGGCCGCCAACGTGGTCAAGATGCGGGCGCGCCTGCTGCCTCGGAGCCGCGCCAATGCGGTGTTCTTCGTTCACCTGGACGTGGAGCCGGAGCTGCAGACCATGAGCATCGGCAACCAGCCGGTGTACCTGCCCCCGGGCGGGCTGGCCGGCAACCCGCTGGGCCAGCTGCTGGGGATTCCGGTGGTGCCCATCGAGCACTGCGAGGCGCTCGGCACGCCCGGCGACATCGTCCTGGCGGATATGAGCTACTATGCCCTCGGCGAGAAGGCCACCAGCTTCATGGCCCGCAGCATGCACGTGCGGTTCCTCAACGACGAGGAGACCTTCCGCATGACCTACCGCGTGGACGGGTTCCCGATGCTGCAGAGCCCGGTGACCCCCAACAAGGGGTCCAACACGCTGTCCACCTTCGTGGGTGTCGCCACCCGCCCGTAACCTGACCAGCTCACCGAGGATCCAACCATGAACGTCCAGGACGTCGAAGTGATCCCGATTCTCGACTCCGCGGCAGACGCCGCGGGCCGGAATTCGCGGGCCATTTCCCTCAAGAATTTCACCGGGGTGGTGCGGCTGGTCTGCACCGTCAACCAGGGCAACGCCGCCACGGTGCAGTTCACCCCCGAGCAGTGCACCGCGGTGGCCGGCACGGGCGCCAAGGCGCTGTCGCACGATGTGCCCATCTACACCGCGCAGGACCTCGCCACCACCACGGTGTTCACCCGCCAGACGGCGGCCAAGAATTTCACCACCTCGGCGGCCACCACCTCCAAGAAGGTGGAGTTCCTGATCGACCCCGCCGGGCTGGATGTGGCGGCCGGGTTCGACTGCATCCGGGTGGCCACCGGGGCCAGCAACGCCGGCAACATCACCGCCGCGGTGGTGGTGCTGCAGCCCAAGCACAAGGGCGACAACACCCTCAACGCCCGGGCGGACTGACCCGTGCGCGTGCGCATGCTCACAGGGGACGCGGCGGGCCTGGTCATTGACCAGCCGGAGGCGCTGGCCCGATACCTGGTCACCTGTGGGCATGCCACGCCGGTCCCGTACATGCTGGCCGAGGAGGCCGCCGCGCCGGTCACGCTCGACCAGCTCGGCGGCCGCCAAGACCGTAGCCTGCCGCGGATGCGGCCCCGGGCGGTGCGGTAATGCCTCCGGCCATCGTCACCCGGCACCTGGCGCTGATGTGCAGCGGCCCGCTGTCGGTGCCGGTGGTCTACGGCACCCTCCGCACCCGCGGCCTGTTCAATCACCAGACCGACCTGATCGAGGACGGCACCGGCGGGGAAGTGAAGCGGGATGAGCGGGTGCTGCTGGTGCCCAAGGGCCGGCTGCCGGCGGCGGTGCGGCAAAACAGCCGCCTCACCGTGGACGGCGCGGCCTACGAGGTGCGGACCCTGCTGGCGCAGGAGGATGGCGAGCTGGTGCGGTATGTGCTGGCCCCGATTGCCGGCGCCGGCTGATGCTGACGACCGCCATTCGCGTCCTGGCCGAGTGGCTGGCCAGCCCGACCACCGGCATCAATGCCACCCTGTACGGCGTGCCCCGGGAGCCGGACGTCCCGCTACCGCCGATCATCGCGGTCTACGATGAGACCCGCCACCCGGAAGTGGCGCGGGCGCAGGTGCCGGACCAGCTGCCGGCCTTGCTGATTTCGACGACCGCCACCCCGTTGACCGCCGCGGCCCCGATGGCGCGGCCGTTCCCGCCGGATTACCTCGTGGATCTGGCGATCCGCTACGCCACGGAAACCGCCGACACCGCCGCCGCCTTCAATGAGATGGCGCTGGTCCACCGCGCCATCATGCGGGCGGTGGGGCAGCTGTGGACCACCGCCGCAGGGGAGGCCGCCCGCGTGCGGCAGCAGCTGCAGCTGGTGGAGCTGCGGGACCTCCGGGTGGAGCTGTACCAAAGCAACGACGACAGCCGTTCGACCGCCGGGGTTATTGTGACCGTGCGGGTGCGTGACATCTATACCAACGCCTAACGCGACCAGCCGACCATGCCGGAATACTTCCACCACCTGACGGACGCCGGCGTGCGCCGGATTGCCTTCCCGGATGCGCTCTCGCTGGCCGACCGCGCCGCCTACATGGCCGCGCCGCCTACTGACGCCATTGAGGCGGGCGAGCTGGTGCCGGGCTATGCCCCACCGATGCCGGCCGCGCCGGCTGCCCCTGTGGCCACCGAGCCGGCGGCCGCCGCCCGCAAGGGCAAGACCACCACCCTCCCGAGCGAGGACTAAAACATGACCGCGCCACGCCTGAATCAGGTGATTGGTTTCCTCGCCAAGGAGGAGACCACCTACGGCACCAACATCGCACTCAGCACGTCGGCAGACGCCGCCACCCCGTACATCGGGGACGGTGACCCGGAGCCGCCCGCGGCCTACGATCACGTGTTCGACGGCTCGGTGGGCCGCGGATCGGGCACACTGCTGCCGGTGCGTAGAGCCACGCCGAGCGGCCGCAGCATGGCCGGCACCTTCACCTGCCTGCCCAAGGGGCTGGGCACGGCGTATTCCGCCTCGGCCTTCCCGCCCATCGAGGTGCACCGGTTCCTGAAGGCGGCCGGGCTCGACGCCGCCTACAGCGCCAGCCCCTCGCACCAGTGGCTGTACACGCCGACCGCCTACGGCACGACGTTCACCAGCCTGACCCTCCGGCAGTATGCCCAGGGCTCGATCTACGAGCTCGGCGGGACGCTGTGCGACTGGTCGTTCGAGACGCAGGGGCTCGGGGTGCCGATCTGGACCTTCCCGTTCCGCGGGATCGGCGCGACGGCGCCCACCGATGTGGCCCTGCCGGCCCTGACGCACGAGGCCACCAGCATCGTGCCGCCCATCGCCTCGGCGGTGGTGGAGAACATCGGCTCCTTCACCTCTGCGGTCATTCGCCGGGTGGCGTTCCGCCTGAACCGTAACGTGGACACCGCCCGGGTGGCGCTGGACGCTGCCGGCGGTCATCGCGGGTTCATCCCGGGCAACATCGTGCCGGAGCTGGAGCTGGAAATCGAACGGCCCGAGCGCAGCACCTACGACCCCGAGGCGACGTTCCTGGCGGGCACTTCCGCCGCGGTGGATGTCACCTTCGGGACCACCCAGTACAACCGCTACAAGATCACGCTGCCGCAGGCGCAGCTGACCTCCGTCACGCCCGGCGCGGAGGGGGCACTGGCCACGGTGACGCTGGTGTATCGCGGCTTCGCCACCACGCCGGCGGCCAATGACGCGCTGCAGGTCCTGTTCAACTAAGGCCGACGCGAGACGGCCCGCATGCGCTACACGGCGCGAGCCCTGACCCATGCCTGCCGCCCGGTGGTCCTGACCATCGGGCGGCCGGACGGCTCGTGGCTGAGTAGGTGGTGGGTCCGGCGGTTCCGCACCTGGACGGCGCGGCCCGTGTCGGCGGTGCAGATGCTGGCCCTGCAATCCGCCGGGGCCGACCCGGTGGCCATGCTGGTGGAAACGGCCCGGCTGTTGCGGGCCGTGCTGCCGCGCCGGTGGTGGTACCGCTTGACGGGCGACCCGGTCGGGCTGCTGCTGGCCCTCCCTAACGACCTCCGCCAGAAGGTGCTGGCCGCACTCCTGGCCATGCCGGCCGAGGCCAAGGCGGCGCTATCGCAGCTCGACGAGGTGCGGCGCAACCAGCGGGCCGCGGTGTACGGGGCTCGCCAGGCGGGCGGCCCGCGGCCAACGCTGGCCGTGGCGGCGCTGGCGTGCCGGGTGGCGTTCGGGGACCGGTGGTGGTACGCCCCGGATCGGTGGCCGACGGCGGACGGCTATGTGCCGTTCTCGGCGGTCTGGATTGAATTCGTCGGGCTGCAATCCCTTGAGGCCCGGGAGCGGCTGGTGGTGGCCGATGGGACCGCGCTGGCCACCTCGAAAGACGCCAACCGCGTCCGCCGGCAGCTGCTGGCCATGGCCTATCCGGAGGAGGGCGAGTAATGGCCAGCCGCGAGGTGTCGGTCGTCATCAACGGCGAGGAGTACGTGAGCAAGGCCGCGGACGATGCCGGCAAGGGCATGGACAAATTCACCGGCGGCATCAAGGGCTGGTTCCGGTCATTCGTGGACCTCAAGGCCGCGTGGGACATGGCGTCGGGTGCGGCGCGGTTCCTGTACAATCAGGTGGTGGACAGTTTTCGGGCACTGGATGAATACCGCGGCGCCATTGCGCGCCTTGATGCCGCGGCAAAGATTACGGGCGTAAGCATCACCGATCTAGAAGCGCAGGTACAGCAGGCGAAAACCACGTTCCAGCTCGGATCGACGTCTGCCGTCGACTTGACGGTCGCCACGAACAAGTTTGCCAAGGCTGCGGGCGATACCTCGCTGGCGAGCCGTCTGATGGCCGCGGCCCTCGATCTGGGCGCAGCGCAAGGCCTCAAGGCCACACAGATGGCCGAAGGCCTGACCAGTGCGTTGGCCGGCAATGATGAGTTCCTGAATAAACTGGGCCTCGCCAATCCTTCGCAGCTATGGAAGGATTATGCGCAGGCCGTTGGTCTCTCGGCGTCAAAGCTCACCGAGCAGCAGCAAAAGTTCGCGGTGCTCAATGCGATCATGGAAGCCGGCAATAAGGTGACGGGAACCTATTCGTCCTATCTTGAGACGAGCGCCGGCAAGCAGGATCTGCTAAACAATGCCCTCGAGGAGGCGCGGGTTTCCTTTGGCCGGGCCCTCGATCCGCTGCGGCTGATGTCGATTGAGCTAGGCCAGAAGCTGATGCCGGTTCTCAACACGCTGGCGCCATTCATTGCCAAGGTGGTCATCCTCACCTTTACCGGATTCGCCAAGGTTCTGAATAACGTCTACGGTTTGGTCGGGACGTTGGCAAGTGGCCTTGGCATCATGACGTCAAACAACGCCTTGGCTGTGTGGGGTGCCAAGAGTGCGCAATCCGCCGCACAATTCGGAGCGGCGCTGAATGAATTAAGCGACGCGGCGCACAATCTGGGCAGGACCACCGAAACCGCCGCCGATGAACAGCGAAAGATTGACGCCGCCTTCGCCAGATCCCAGCAGCTCGCCGGCACCTATGGCACCGAGGTAAAGAACGCCAACGAGAAGGTGGGCACCTCAAGCAAGGCCGCCGCCGACCAGGTGACCGGCGACTCGGCCCGCATCAACGAGCTGCTTAATCGCAACCTCGGGCCCGGCCTGAAAGACGCCATTAAGCTGACTGAGGGGGCCCTGAAGGACCTCGGGGAATCCGCCCGCACGCAGCTTGACCCGGCACAGGCCGAGCGGTTCGCCAGGCACATGCAAACGCTAGTGACGGCCGCCGGCGACGTGCGCACGCGCATCGAGGCCATTCCGGAACCCGTGGAGAGAAGCAACCGCACCGCGCAGAACATGGCCCGCCGGATGGGCGATATCGCCCGGTCCGGGCTGGATCTTGCCGCGGCCTTCGGCGTGGTGAGCGACAATGCGGCTACGACCCTGAATACCGTCATCAATATAGGCGTCAATCTGGCGCGGGTGATTGGCAGCAAGGGCAAAGACGGGCTGGCGGAGCTGTTCTCAAGCATCGCGGCCCTGCTGGTGCGGATGATGGGCGGGGAAAACGATCGCCGACGGCTGATCGAAAACAACACGGAGGCGCTGCGCAGCCTGCGGGACGAAGTCGGCAACCTCAACCTGGACGTCACCGGCGAGGATTTTGGCAAGATCCAGAAGGCCCTGAGCGGGGTTCTTCCGCTGCTGGCAGGCGGACGCGGCGCCAAGAATCAGGCCGACATTTTCAACGCGCTGCGCCGCGTGGGCCTTTCGTTTGCTGATGTGAAGAAGCTGGCCGACCAGCTCGGCGTTGCCGTGACCACCAGCTCCGGCGCCATTTCCGTAGAGGGGATCCGGGCCCTCCTCGAGGCCATGGGCATGGTAGAGCTTGGCCAATTCGGCCAATCCTTTGCCGAGCAGATGCGAGCTCTTAGGGCCGGTTTTGACATTTCCGGCGCTGATTCACGCCAGCAGCTGTTAGGCCTTCTCAACCTGGGACAGCGGTTTACTGGTGAGAGCCTGTCTGGCATTTTCGGCCGCGGTCTTACGGACCTGGCTTCGACCCGCAGCGGGCTGGTTGGTCTGTTCGAGCGCATGCAGGCCGGCGGCATCACGGCGGCCGAGCTAGGCGGGCTGACGGGTAACCAGTTTCTGGAGCTGATTACCGACCTTATCCGCCGCATTGACGACCTCGCCGCGCTGCCGGATACGTCACCGCTGACGACTCCGAGCACGACCGCGGAGGTGGTCACGGCCACGCAGACGGTGCAGGCTGCGGTGACCGCCCAGACCGACGCGGTGACGTCAGCGTTGACGGCCCATGGGACCCTACACACCCGGGTGGCGCTGGCGACCGAACGCACGGCCACCGCGGCAGAGGCCATCCTCGTGGAGATTCGGCGGGCGGTGACGGCCAACACGGTGGCCGAGACGGTGGACCAGAATCTTGAAACCACCCGGCGGGCGCTGGCGGCGCAACGCGGGGTCCAGCTCTCCCTCGGATGAGCGCCACCATCCAGGTCTGGTCCGATTTCGAGGGGCAGGCCGGCGCCACCTGTTTCGGTGCGCTGGCGCCCCTGCTGTCGGCCAGCGGCACAGAGGCCACCGAGTCACCGGCCAGCCTGCGGGTGACGGTGCCCCGCGAGGTGGCGGACCGGTGTTCGCTCGGAGAGGGGCGCCTGCTCAAGGTGTTCTCCTCCGCCCGGCCGACCCGCTACTGGTTCGTCACCTCGGTGCAGGACACGGACGGGGACAACGGCGTGGTGCAGGTGACCGCGGGCGACCTGCGCCAGATGCTGTCCACCAGAGGGCTGGTTCGGTCCACCGCGGCTTATCCGACCTATGAGTTCACGCCAGGCGGCAAGACCCCGCAGCAGCTGATTACCGATTATGTCCTGACCAACTTGGCCGCGGATGGCCTGACGTACCTGTTCTTCGGCACCTCGGCATTCACCGACACCATCGACATCGGCGCCTTCGACCGGGTGAATCGGACCACCATTCTCGACCGGATAGAGCAACAGACCGGGTTCGACGTGGAGCTGGAGCAGCTGTTCGTGGCCAACCAGTTCGCCGGCCTGTATATCAACGTCAACGCGCCGCCCGTGGCGGTCGGTGGCGAGCGGATCATGGCCGCCGGGACGCATTTCGAGGCGCTGACGCGGACACGCGACGCGCTGCGCGGCGCCACAGTGGTGGTGCCATTCGATAGCGCCGGCGATCCGATCCGCGAGTGTGTGTGGAAGGTGACCGCGATTTCCGGGACTGGGCCCTATACCCTGACGCTGGCCGACCCGACCAGCGGCCAGCCGAAGCCGATCCGCGAGGATGACCAGCTCAACGGCTTCAACCTCGTGCGCCGGGATGGCACCACGCTGGTCATTACGGACACGTTCGGGTCCACCAGCAGTGTCCAGGTATCCAGCATCGGCACCCTTGTGGCCAACGAGCTGGTCACGGTGCTCACCACCAGCAATGTCCCGGTGCAGCAGATCACCAGCCCCTCAGGGCTGGCCGGCAACCGGGGCCGCCTCGTGGCCACGGTCAACAGCAGCCTCGCCAACGTGGGTCGCCGGCAGCTGGCCGAGGACGCCTCCTTCACCGATTGGTCGGTATTATTTGGACCCATCCTCGAGCCGACCTACTGGCGGCCAGAGCAGGCCTCGGACACGTTCACGCCGACCGTGGCGATTTATGCTCGCAACACGGCGGGATCATTTACGGCCAAGGTGTCGCAAGCAATGCAGTGGGACACCTCGAGCCCCTTTGTCTATAAGACGCTGACCTTTGATAATGCGACGGCGTTGAGCTATTTGTACGCCGGCGAGATTGTGAGCATTAAGTATACGGACGGATTCGGGACGTCGGTGAGCAAGCTGGCCCGCGTGGAAAATACGGTGCGAGCGGCCTCTAACGGCACCGGCACGCTGACCATCATGGACGGCATCGGGGGCACGCCGGCAGGCTTTGATACCTCGTTCATTGCCGGCAGCATCTACAGCGCCAGCAGCTCGGGCACGGTACCGGCGGGCACCTTTGATATTGTGCTGCTAACACCGCGGCCTACCTTCGCGGCCAATGCCGCGGCGCCGGATGTGCTGCGGACGGGATTCCGCCACACGGGTGGCGCCGCGGCCAGCAAGGCCCGCATAGAAAACACCAAGGTGAAGGTGTTTTTTTATGCCCCGCTGCCCTATCTGCATTTTTCGGTCGGCTGCACCATGTCGGCCCTCGAGCCGGCCTATGGCCTGTATGGCGATACCGCACTGGTGCCGGCGGCAGTGGGCCTGATCGAGGACACGGCGCCGCCTGGCACACTGCTGGCCTCGGCAAACGCGACCGGGGCGCCAACCAATTCCGCCACATCTATCGCGCAGGGCCCCGGCAACCCGTGGCATGTTACACAACTGACCGGGACGCAAAGCGACGAAACCATCTCGGGCGTCTATACCATGACGACCGACAAGGTGCTCCGGCTGGTCCTGTATCCGGCCCGCTGCCGGTTTGCCTCGCTGACAAGCGACAAGGTGTTGAGCGCCGAGGCCTCGGCCACCACGTTCTGGTATAACGCCAGCCTCTACCTGTCGAACACCACCAGCCCGTTCTCGCCGGTGTCCATTCGCAGCGATTCCAACACCCTGTGGCATCGGGCGCAGGACGTGCTGGCGACCACCGGCGCCGCCGCCCGGTACACTCTCCGTGGCATCGACCTGGAACAGCTCCTCGAGGACACGCACGGCATTAGCTTGGGGCAGCTCCTCCGGGTGCGCAGTGAACGCCTCAACCTGGACGCCACGGTGCGCGTGATTCGGCTGGACTTCGACCTGATGGATCCGGAACGGCTTAACCTCGAGCTGGGCGCCATCGTGCCTCGCCTCACCGGCGTGACCGTGAGCCTCTGACCATGCCCACCTACCTCAACGACCGGCCTATCGAGGACGTCATCGACGCGGTGTTGCGGGTGGATGGGCACATCGCGCCGACCGTGACGGTCCGGAACCGGGTGCCGGTGGCCAATGCGCCGGGGCTGTTCGGCATCGGGGTGGAGGTGGCGCCGCGGACTGTGCAGGTGGTGCTGGACGTGCGCAGCGCCAGCCCGGTGGCGCGGGCGGCCACCATCGACAACCTAACGCGCCGGCTCAAAGGGCTGCTCCTGCTCCGCACGGATGACACCCCGGACCGCGAGCTCTACTGCACCTGCAGCGGGGTAGAGGTGTCCCTCTATAACGGCGCCTACGCCCTGGGCACCGTGTCGGTGGAGCTGACCTTCACCGCGGTGGACCCGACCAGGTACGAGCGGGACGCCATCTGCTTTGGCCTGACCACCAGCCCGCGGGAGGTGCCCGTGGGGACGGTGCCCTCGGCTCCGATCATCTACCTGTACGGCGGCAGCCCGACGGTCACCGGGGTGCGGATCATCACCCGCAGCTACACGGGCGACGAGGTATCCCGGATGACGACGCTGGGCTCGCTGGCGTCCACCTCTGCGCTGGTGGTGGACTGCGCGAAGCAGAGCTGCGCGCTCTATACCGCCGGGGTGCTGCAATCCAACGGCAACGCCTTCCTCGTGTCGGGTTCGTTCCCGGTGCTGGACCCGGAGGACAGCCTGGACGGTGCCGGCATTACCCTTGAGCTGACCAGCAACGCCGGCACCCCCACCGGCCTCGTGCTCTACCGGAAGGGTTACTAGGTGGATATGCCATGAACACCGCACCGGTCACCGCCCGCGCCATTCGCCGCCCGGGCCCGCCCGTCCTGCTGCCGGCCTCCCGATTCCGGTGGGTGGCCCGCCTGGGCTCGCTGGAGGCCGTCACGGGGCAGGTGGGTACCCTGACCCGGGCCGGCACGAACACGGCTACGGACAGCGGCTGGACGGCCTACACCGCGGCGCATTCCATGCCGCGCTGGGAGACCCGCTCGGTGGACGTGTCCACCGCCACCACCCCGGCGGCCACCTACCTCCTCCTCGAGGACGGCGACTATCTGCTGGCCGAGGACGGGGACGAGATCCTGCTGGAGACGGGCGGCCCGCGGCTGGGGCTCCGGATCGGCGGGGTGCCGGACGAGGACCTCCGGTTCCCGGTCGGTTTCGCGGTGGAGACGGCGACCCTCTTGGTCGATTTCGTGGAAATCACCCACCGGACCACCTCGAGCGGTTTCCTGCTGTACCTGGGCAATGATGCCGGCACCGGTGCGCGGCTGACCATCGGCGGGAACGGGACCAACTTCGAGGCCATCCTGAACAATGGCAGCACCACGACGACGGCGAGCCTCGCGACCGGGACGCCGGTGGCCGGGACCGCGGCGCGGCTGGCCCTGCAGCTCGAGGACGGCGGCGGCACGATTCGGGCCCGGCTGCTGCTGGAGATTCTCGGTACCGCCGGCGTGACGACCGGCAGCTGGTCCACCGCCATCACCAGGCCGACGAGCTGGGGGAGCGCGACCAAGCTGCGGCTTAACGGCGCGCCGACCGGCGGCGGCGCGGAAGGGGTCTACCTGCAGGTGGCGTATGGTGCCGGGCTGCAGGACTTGGACGATATTGCGGACAGCCTCTAACACGATCACGACCGATGAGCACCCTACGACACGGGGGGACGGATGGCACGGTTTAGCTTGGCAGCAGGGACGGTCACGATTGGGCAGCGCACGCTGGGGGCCAGAAGCGCCGGCGGTGAGGACGAGGTCACCTCGTGCGTGTTTCAGATCTGGAACGTGGCCGGTGGGTTTTCGACCATCCCGAAGCTGCTGGTGGAGGGATCGGGACAGGCGGGCGTCAATGTGCACTACGTCAACATGGCCACCGGGGACGTGCAGGACGCCGGCACGGCCATTACCGCCGCGGGCATCTTTGCCGTGTTCGCGCCGGGCTGTCAGGTGCAGCTGACCACGAGTGCCGGCACCGCGACCTGCGAGGCCCTGCGGGTGGTGGGGGTGACCACGGTATACCACAAGCAGACCGGTAACTGACGATGGCGGACCAGAAAATATCCCAACTGGCGAGCGGGACCAACGCGCAAGCCGGCGACCTGTTCGTCATTGCCCGGGGTGCCAGCAATTTCAACCTCACGACGGCGCAACTGTTCAACGCGCCGAGCGCCGCGGCCACGTTCGCCAGCTTGACGGTGAGTGGCGACCTGACGGTGGACACGTCCACGCTCAAGGTCGATAGCGCGAACAACCGCGTGGGCATCAAGCAAGCCACGCCGCTTCACCCGGTCCACGTCGGCACGACCGATCTGATCCTCAACGCCTCCGGCAACCTCGGCCTCGGGGTGACGCCGAGTGCGTGGGGTAACGTCTGGAGAACACTTGATCAGCAGGCGGTTGGGGCTTTGTCTGCGAGCGGTTCTGGCTCTGGCGATTACGGCCTCGCATTCAACGCCTACAACGATAACACCGACTGGCTGTACAAGTATTCCGCCCCGTCTGCTCGGTATCGCCTGAACGAATCTGGTCACGCATGGTACACAGCCGCGTCCGGAAGCATAAACGCAATTATCGGCGACTTCGGCACCGCCAAGATGACTTTGAACGCGAGCGGCAACCTCGGCGTCAACTGCGCGGCGACGAACGCACGGCTGGAAGTCGTAGCGACGAGCGGTGAGGTGTTCCGCGCCGATGCCGCATCGGCTGCGGCGCGTATCGTCGCCGACCAGACCAAGGTTGTGGTCGCTGGCGATGTCGCACTTGGGCAATTCACGACCGACTTTGGCAGCGGCTCCCGTGTTGTGGCTATTTCCGAAGCTGATACTGTGCCCAGCACCAACCCGACCGGGCGCGGCATCCTGTACGTCCAAGGCGGCGCGCTCAAGTACCGTGGCACCAGCGGCACCGTCACCACCATCGCCAACGCCTAAGGGGCAACTATGAGTCTGATCACGATCAGCACCGCCGCGATCAACTACACCAGCGGCACCACCGACTGCCAGTGCAGCGTGGCGGTGGACGTGCCCACCATCGGCACGACCTACGTCGGGCGCAGCGTCTCGCTGGCCTCCGGCAGCCTGCCGCCGGATTGGACCGACCAGCAGCTGTGCGCCGCGGTGGCCGAGGCGCTGGCCGTGCCGGTCTCGGACGTCACCGTGGCCGGCGGGTTCCAAGAGGCCACCGCCAAGGTGGCGGCCGCCAAGACCGCCGCGGCGGGCGCCAACTGATGACGCCGCAGACCTCCGGGCAGGCGGCCACGGGCCCCGCGGCTTACCTGCTGCCGGCCAGCATCCGCGACCAGCTGCTGGCCTACTTGGTGAGCCGACCCTACGCCGAGGTGGCGGGCGGGGTGGCGGCCATTCAAGGCTTGGCGCCGGCGCCGGATCCTGTTCCGGCCACGGAGCCCGCTCCGGAGCCCGCCCTCGTCCGGCAGCTCGAGCTGGTGCAGGCCGCCGCGTCGCCCGCATTTCTCCCCGTGGCATAGCAGCCAAATCCCCCCACGCATTTCCGCCCCCCCCCGGCGCCCCCTACCTTGGACTCCATGCCCGCAGACTCGCCCGGCACCTCGCCCGCTGTCGTGGTGTCCGCCACGCTCAGTGTCACCTCCATGCTGACCGCGCTGACGGCGCTGTTTCGGGCCGCCCGATGGGCCGGCGTCATGGAGGCCCGCGGCGATGCCCTGACAGCGGCGCTGGAACAGTCCCGGCGCGACCAGACGGCCCGCCTGGACGAAATCCGCGAGGACGTGCGCGAGATTCGAGCCATCATCCTGAGTAGCCAGAACTTCGACCGGAGGAAGCCCGCATGAAACTGCTCCCGCGCTCCGTCACCGTCTCCGGCCTGCTGCTGGCCCTCGCCGCGGTGGTCATCGACCCGGCCAACGTGCCGTGGCTGACCGAGATCCTCGGCACCGCCGCCGCCACCAAGGTGGCCGCCGTGGGCGCCCTCATCGCCGCCATGGGCCGAGCCCTCGTGCCGCCCGCCGCGGAGTCCGCGGCCCCCGATCAGTCCACGCCGTGATCCCGTTCAGCCCACCGGCCTCCTGGCGGATCACCGCCAGCCCGAATCACAACTCCCGCGGCACGGCTACCGTGTCGGCCATCGTGCTGCACGCCGACGCCGCGGCCAAGGTGGACAGCACGCTCGACTGGTGCCGCCGCAGCCAGGCGCAGCTGGACCTGCTGTGGGAGGAGACCCCCATGTCCAAGCGGCCGCCCTCGAAGTACCGGGCGGTGAGCTACCACGTGGTCGTCGGCCGCAACGGGCTGGTGTTCCAGCTGGTGCACCCGGACCGCCGCGCGTGGCACGCGGGGGTGGCCGAGCTGGACGGCGTGACGGACGTCAACGGCATCGCCGTGGGGGTGTGCCTCTCCAACACGAACAAGGGGGAGCCCTACCCCATCGCCCAGCGGAGCGCCGCGGCCGACGTGTGCGCGCTGCTGTGCAGCTTCTACCGGATCCCGCTGGACCGCATCGTCACCCACGCCTTCGTCGCGCCCGCGCGAAAGACGGACCCCTTCGGGCTGGACGTGGAGGAGTTCCGCGAGATGGTGGCCAGCCGCCTTTCGGCGCAGCTGTCGGCGGAGCACCGCCCCCCCGACCCCGCCCCGGGCCGCGTGAGATGACGCCCCGCCCAAAGCGCGCGCCGTGGTCCGCCGGGGCCGTGATCCTGTCGGCGGTCGGCATCATGGCTGTCGCCGGCCTCGTCGCCGCGGCCGGCTTCGCGTGGCACGCCGCCATCCGGCAGGCCGAGCGCACCCGCGTGCTAGCCGAGGCGGCCGGCGCCTCGCAGGCGCTGCTGACGGCGCAGCGGGCGTCGTGGCAGCGGGAGCGGGCCATCCTCATGGCGGCCGCCGGCCGCCGCGACACCGTGCTGCAGGCCCGGATCCGCGTCATCCGCGACACCAGCTGGTTGCCCGCCGACACCTCCCCAGCCGTCCGGCTGCGCGCCTGCCGCGCCCAGCTGGACACCGTGGTTACCGCGTGCCAAGCGTACCGGGACACCGCCGTCGCCGCGCTGGCGGCGGCCGACTCGCTGCACGCAGCCGACAGCACCGCCCTGGGGCGTGCCGCGCTGGCCGTGGTGGCGGTGCGCGACACCCTGGGAGAGACCCGCGCCGCCGCCGCCCGCAAGCCGGGGTGGCGGGGGGCGCTGCTCGCCGGGGTTACCGGGGTGCTGGCCGGCCTCGCTCTCCCGCTCTGGCCCTTCTGACCCCCGCCCCGAGGACCGCCCTCCATGCCCGTCACCCTGAACACCGCGCTCAAGAACGTCCTGCTGGACGGCCTCGACAGCGCCTTCAACGCCGGGACGCTGACCATCCGCACGGGCCCCGCGCCCGGCGCGAACGCGGCTGCCACCGGCACCGTGCTGGCCACCATCACCCTCCCGGCGGACGCCTTCGCGGCGGCCACCGGGGGCACCAAGGCCGCCCAGGGCACGTGGCAGGACGCCTCGGCGGACGCCTCCGGGACCGCGCAGCACTTCCGCCTGGTCTCCGGTGCCGGGACGCTGGTGCTGGAGGGGACCGTCACGGCCACCGGCGGCGGCGGCGACCTGGAGCTCGACAACACCAGCGTGGCCAGCGGCCAGCAGGTCACCATCACGGCGTTCACCCTAAGCTCCAGCAACTGACCATGGCCGACAACGTCGGATACACGCCAGGCAGCGGCGCCACCGTCGCCGCCGACGAAATCGGCGGGGTGCTGTACCAGCGCGCGAAGGTCGTGGTGGGCGAGGACGGAGTGGCCACCGACGTGTCGCAGGCCAACCCCATGCCGATGGCCGCGGTCGGCGAGCTTATCGAGGCCATCGAGGCGCTGCGCATGGCGGTGCACTCCCTGACCCGCTCCGTGGGCCTTGCCATGCCCGACACGGGCGGTCGCCTGCGCGTGAACGTGGAGACCGGCGCGCTGACCACCCTGACCACCCTGACGAACCAGACCAACGTCGGGGGCCAGCCCGCGACGGAGCAGATCCCTAGCCTGATGCGCGTGGCCGCGGACGCCCTGCGGCGCAACGTCACCGTCACCTGACCAGACGCCCATGCCCACGACCAACGGCAACCGAAAGATCCTCGACCTGAAGCGGCAGGAGTTCTGCACGCCCGCCCCCAGCGCCACGGCGGCGGCCCACTTCATCGTCTCCAGCCGCCACTACCGGCAGCAGCAGCTGCTGGTCCAGAGCAACACCGCCGCCTTCCTGTACCACCCTTCCGAGGACGGCTGGGCGCAGGTCCCCAGCCCGGCGCTGGCCGGCACCTTCGGCGCGGGCGCGTGCGGCACCGCGGGCGGGTGGTCCTCGGGTGCCACGGCGGGCGTGGCCTCCCTCACCGCCACGGCCGGGACGACCAGCAGCATCACGACCAACCAAACGCTGTCACGCGACCTCCGCGGCTACTCGGTCCAGATCCTCGCCGGGCCGAACGCGGGCGAGATTAAGGCCATCGCCTCGAACACCATCGGCGCCAACGCGGTCATCACCTTCACCGCCGCCTCGGCGTCGGCCTTCTCCGCGTCGACGGCCTACCGGCTGCTCACCCCGACGTTCTACGTCCTCGGGGCGGGCGCGCTGGCGGCGGGCATCTTCAAGCGGTACGACGTCGCTACGAACACGTGGGTCACGCTGGCCCAGACGGGCCTCCCGGCCACGATCAGCACCGACTCGCGCCTGATCGCCACCCCCAGCTGGCTGGACGACGGGTTCCAGACGTTTGCCACGGGCACGGCCACCGCGGGGGGTGCCAGCACGCTGACCAACAGCGCCAAGGCGTGGGGCACGAATCAGTGGGCCAACTACCAGGTGCGCATCACGGCGGGCACGGGGGCGGGGCAGATCCGGTCGATCGCCTCCAACACGGCCACGGTGCTCACCACCAGCGCCGCGTGGACCACCCAGCCGGACGCCACCTCGCAGTACGTCATCGAGGGGAACGACGACTTCCTGTACTACATCGGGTCGAACGCCGTCACCCTGTACCGCTACAGCATCAGTGCGAACACGTGGTCGACCATCACCCCCGGCGTGGCGCGCGGCGCGGCGCCCGGCGCGGGGATGTCGGGCCACTGGGTGTGGGGCGCCAGCGCGAGCAACTGGACCAACGAGTCCGACATCAGGAACGGGCGCTTCATCTACAGCTTCCGCGGCGCGGCGGGCGCCCTGCTGGACCGGTACGACATCGCGCTGAACACGTGGGCCGCCATGACCTACGCGCCTGCGACCGAGGTGTTTGGCGCGGGCTCGAAGCACGTCTACGCGGTCGACTACATCTACACGCAGAAGGACGCCACCGGCCGCTGGTTCCGCTACAACGTGGTCACCTCTGAGCAGGACGGCTGGGGGACGTGGACCTATACGCAGGGCGCGGCGATCGTGGGCGACACGGCCTTCGACGTCACGTACCAGGACGGCGCGGTGGACATCACCTACGTCTACATGGTACTCAACACGTCGGCCGTGATGCTGCGGCAGATGATTATCTGACGGGGCCGCCCATGACGATCCAGGACCTCATCCTTCTGGCCACCAATCGCCGCACCTTCCTCTCGCAGCGCCGCAGCATGGCCGAGCAGGTGGGCGACGTGCAGGCGGTGGTCGTGCTGGACAGCGAGATCGCCGAGACCGAGGCGACGCTCGTGAAGCTGCAGGCCATCCCGAGCTGACCGCCCGATGTTCCTGACCCTCCTCGGTGCCTCCGTCGCCGGCGGCCGCACGGGCGTGGCCGCGCTGGCCCTCGGGCTGGCCGCGGCTGGCACCGGGGTGGTGCCTGCCACTGGCACGGGTGGGGCCAGCCTCGGGGTCAGTGCCAGCGGGGCCGCCGTCACTACCACGCGCGCGACGGGTGTCGTGGCGCTGGGGCTGGGCGGCACCGGCACGGGCCGGGTGCGCGTGGCCGGTTTCGGCGGCGTGGCGCTGGGGCTGGGCGGCACCGGCACGGGCCGGGTGCGCGTGGCCGGTTTCGGCGGCGCGGCGCTGGGGCTGTCGGTCGGGGCGGTGGGGCAGCTGCCCGTCCGCGGGTCGGGCGCCTGCGCCCTCGGTCTTGCCGCCACCGGGCGGGGTGGGCGCGTCATCGCCGTCCGCGTGGTCGACCGCACGGGCGCGCGCCTGCTGGCAGTGGACGCCACCGGCGTCCGCCTGGCGGTAGCCAACAGCACCGGGGTGGCCGTGGTGCCGCTCCTCACGGAGTCCGGCGCCGGGCTCCTCACCGAGGCGGGCGACCTGTTCGTTCTGGAGGAGTCGGGCACCGTGCCGCTGCGCCTGCCGTGGCAGCTCGCCGTCCAGGACAGCAGTGGCCCGCTGGCGGTGGTCGCGCGCGACGCGAGCCTGCCCCGGGTCACCGTCGCCGAGTCCCCGCCCATCCCATCTGCCGCGAGGTGACCGTGGAGTACGTCAGCGGGCTGGACGACCTGTTCTATGATGTGACCCTGACCGACGCGGGCACGGGGGCGGCGATCACCACGGGCGCCGTCTCCATGCAGCTGGTGACCGCCGGCACCGTGACGCCGCTGGGCGCCACGGCGAGCTGCGCCCTCACCCATGTGGCGGCCGGCCGCTGGACCGGCACGCACGACGCCGCGGACGTGGCGGCTGCCATCGCCGGCGTCGCCAACGGCCAGCTGTTCGACCGGGTGCTGGTCGTGACCGGGTTGGGGGTGCGCAAGCGCGCGACCTGCCGCCGGGTCGTCGTGGTCGACGAGTCGGAGTAGCCGGTGGCCTGCCGGCATTGGGAGCACTTCCGCAGCCTCGGGGCCTGACCCCGCGGCCCACCCCTTCTGCACGGCTACCCTGTTCAATGCCGACCCCATCCGGTGAAGCAACCCGCGCCGAGGTGCTGACCGTCCCGGTGCTGTTCGATGACGAGCCGGTGCCCGTCACCATCCGCACTAAGCACTGGCTGCCGCAGCTGGTCGGTACCGACGGCATGGCCATCGGCACCACGATCTACACCGCCCAGCCGCGGGCGTGGGCCAGTTTCACCCTGCTGGCGCACGAGCTGCTGCATGTGCTCGACTTCGTGCGGCTCCGTCGTCGCACCTGGCGCGGCCACTACGGGCTGGCCGTGGGGTGGGATCTGGCCCGCTACGCCGGCCAGTGGCTCGCGGCCGGGTTCCGGTACCGGAGCATGGCCGAGGAGGAATGGGCCTACCGCGAACAGTGGCGCGCCGCAGCCGGACAGTATCCGGGCCTCGGCGTCGAGGCGCTGCGGGCTCGGTGGCACGAGACGGGCCACGCTGGCGACCTGGCCGTCGAGGTGACCGGGTGAGCCGCTGGCAGCTGACCGTGGCGGGCCTCGGCGTGGCGGCCGCCATCGTGGCCGGTCGCTGGCCTTTGCCAACCGCCACGACGGGCGCGTGCGGCTGACCGAGGCCCAGGTCGATACCATGATGCGCCTGGTGGCCGCATGCAAGGCGGCGCACCCGAGCATCGAGGACGTCCTGACCCACGCCATGATTGCCCCGGGCAGGAAATCGGACCCCGACTACATCCCGAATTTTTACCGACAACACTACTCCTCTTGAGCGCACCGTGCCGCGACGACATGACCACACCGCCTGGACGCCGCAGCAGATTCAGCAACTCATGGCCATGCGGGCCGATGGCGAGAGCGCCGTTGCCATCGCCTCCGCGCTAGGCCGCAGTATCCAATCCGTCAACGGCCGCATCCAATACCTGTTTGCCCACGGCCTGCTCACCCAGCGGTACACCACCGCCCGGGAGCGGGCCGTTATCACGCCCGGGGTGGCCCGGGTGGCCCCGAGCGGGCCGAGTGCGGCCGAGGTGTTCGCCCCGCTGGACGCGCAGCCCGAGGACGACGAGACCTTTCTCGCTCGGTTCCTGCACACCGCCGACACCAGTGTGGCCAAGGCGCTGGCGCAGCGGCACGCCACCATCCGCATCGCCGCGGACCAGCCGGTGGCCGTGAGCCTGACCAGCGATTGGCACATTGCGCCGGCCAATACGGACATGCGGGGGCTCATCCAATACGCCAACCTCGTGCGCACCACGCCGCGCCTGTATGCGCTGGCGGTGGGCGACCTGCACGACAACCCGATCAAGCACAAGGGCGGCAGCCCTGCCCAGGTGGCGGACGAGCTCCGGGCGCTGGACCTTGTGGTCGGGCGGTTCGGCGGCAAGCTGCTCGGCATGACGAGCGGCAATCACGACGACTGGAGTGTGACCCTGGCCGGGGTGGATAACCTGGCCGCGCTCGCCCGCCGGCATCGGATTCACTATGCCCCGGACGAGCTGCTCTGGCAGATCCAGATCGCAGACCCCGCGGATACCAGCACCGTCACCGCCACCTATCACATCTTCACGCGGCACCAGTGGCGGCGGGGGTCGGCGCTCAACCCCGGGCACGCCTGCTGGACGTGGTGGCAGGAAGAGGGGCCCAACTGGGCCGTCATTCCCGATGTGCTGGCCATCGGCCACAACCACCAGGCGGTCGTGGAGACCCGAAGTTTTGCCGAACGGGATATGTGGGCGCTCCGCATGGGCTCTTGGCAGGTGGACAGCACCTATGCCCGCGCCCGGGGTTTTGCGCGCTACCGGGCGACCTGCCCGACCGTGGTCCTGCCGCCGACCCGCGAGCAGCGGATCCAGTGCTTCGCGGACCCGGACGCCGCGGTCCAATTCATGGCCGGCGCCAACGTGCCGCTGGTGCAGCCTGTCACCCAGGAGGAGGAGGCCCCGTATGCCGACTAAGCCGCGGCGGACCTGCGCCCAGGCGGCCGGCTGGACCCCGCCGGAGCGGATGCGCATCGAGGTGTTCGTGCAGCGGGGCGACCTGTCGATGAAGGCCGAGACCAGTGTGGCGGATGCCCTGAACGTATCCCGGCTGCTGGTGGCCTTAGTGCGCCAAATGGCCCGCGAGGCGCCCGACATTCTGCCCCATGCCGACACGGTACCCGGGGCGGTGCTGCCAGTCTTTGACGAGGAGGGCTACGAGAGCAAGGCCCCGCGGGTTGGGTTCCGCGCCTCGGAGCGCTGACGCATGCCGCAGCGGTGGGCACCGCGTTTGTGCTGGGACGGCTGGCCCGTTAGGTTGGACCTGCCGGCCCCGACCTCCCGTGCGGCCCGCCGGCACGGCGCACTAGGATTTCTCCCGGTGGCGCAGCCCCTCGGCCTCGTGCCGGGGGGTTTGCGTTTGTGCCGGCTTCACGCTACCTTGGCCGTTGGCTGGTGATGACCCCACCGGCCACGCTGCACACAACCGAGCCCCCGATCCACGGTGCCACCCCGCCTCACGGGGTGGGGGTCACACCGACGGACGGGGGCTCTGTGTTTCCCGCCTAGACGATCCTCCTGCAGCACCGTCCCGCCGGAGCGGCCTTCTACGGTCTCCTCTCCGGGTGCTGTTCTGGCAGCATGCCCAACGATCCTGACCACGCCAACCCCTCGGTTTCACCAATTCCGGGCAACGTCGGCCTACGACCCGGCCGGGCGCATCACGAGAAGGGGGCCGCAGCACAGAACGGGCGACACCGGGCCCTGCCAAGCCTTCCCCTGCACCCATCGCCGCGACCACGGCCCGGGGCCCAGGGCTGGCACCGGTGGTTTCCAGGCAGACGGGCACGCCATAGCCCCACCGTATGGCCCCATTCGACGCGCATCGGCCCATTCCACCAACTGCGCCCGGATATGGCTGGTCACGCATGGGCGAGCGGTTATCCACAGTGACCGCCAAGTTTTCCATAACCGGCCCCGGTTTCCGAAACCGCCCGACCTGCACGCCGAAAGCTGGCCATAAACAAAACCCTTGACAGGGCCAAGGCTGTGCGATAGTTTATCCAGTGTCGGACGCTGGACGCCGCCAGCAACCGACCGAACGTCAACGGGAGAAAGGACGATGAGCAAGACGGCCAAGCGCATTGCCAGCACGACCAGCGAAATGCACCACGCCACCGCCAATAAGGCCATGCGCGAGTTTGCCCTCACCGTCGGGAAGGATCGAACGAACACGGCGTGGATTCTGACCTCCTATGACGTGTTCGTGGCCAATCCCTTCTACGCCGGCGCGCCGCAACCCTATCCCGAGGACGGCCAAGGCCGGCAGGCGCCGCACAGCGGCAACCGCATGGAGTGGTCAGACCTGCCGTTCTAAACCACCGCTCGCCGGGGCTGGACGCCGCCAGCCCCGGCTCACCTTCACGGGAGATGCCATGCTCACCCTACCGGTGCCCGCGACCACCGCGGTCCTGTATTTCACCGACAATGGCCGGGTGCTGTGCGCCCAGCACCTCGGCTCCTCAGCTCGGTACACGGGCCGCGACCTGTCGGGACAGTGGATAACCCGCACCACCCAGGAGGACGCGGAGGACTTCCGCGCCATGGGGCTGACCCTCGCCTGCGAGACGTGCCAGCATGGACACTGACCCGACCCCGACCCCGGATGCGGTGCCCAGCCCGCTGCCGGCAGACGACCTGCCGTGGGACCTGCCGTGGGATCCGCCAGCACCCGCGCCGGAGGGTCAAACCCTGACCACTGAGAGCACCGTAGGCCGGCCTCTCACCCGATGGAAGGGGGAGGCGACGCGCCGCACTGCGAGGCTGCAGGCCCTGTTCGACGAGCTGCAGACCGAGCTGGCCGGGTTGCTGGTCAACTGGCCGCGATCCAACGACGTGACCGGCGACGTCGGGGTTGCGTTCGATCACCGCGAGGTGGCGTGGCTGGTGACCTGTGCGCAGCGCGAGGCCGCGCAGGCCGCATGGGTGCCGGTCGCCGGCCTCAAGCTGCAGCTAGACGAGGTGCGGCTGGCGGTCCTGCGGGTACCGACCGCCTGGACACCGGGCGACACCGCGACCTTCAACGAGCGGCCCGACCTGTTCGGCTGCGACCCGGAGGCGCCGGCCCGGGCCCGGCAGCGCATCCAGTACGGGCCCTGGGCGGCCCCCACTTCGGCCCCGGAGGCCTCGTGAAGCACTCGGACAGTCTGGCCAAGCTGGCCCCGGCCCTCGTGGCCGCACAGGCCGACCTCAAGCCGATCGTCAAAGACGGCAAGAACCCGGCGTTTCGCTCGCGCTACGCCACGCTGGACGCCACGCTGGAGGCGGTGCGGCCCGCGCTGGCCGCGCAGGGGCTGGCGGTGCTGCAGGGCATCACCTTCCCGGAAACGAACGGGGAGGGGCGGCTGGTCGGCATCACCGTGGAGACGCGGCTGGTGCATGCCTCCGGGGAGTGGATGGCCTCGCATGTCCCGGTCCCGGTCGCCAAGGCCGACGCGCACGGGCTGGGATCGGCGTTGTCCTATGGCCGCCGGTATGGGCTGGCCGCGCTGCTGTCGCTGGCGGCCGACGACGACGACGACGGCAACGCCGCCGCCACTCAGGCCCCGGCCCGGCAGAACCGGCCCGCACCGGCGCCAGCGGCTCGACCGGACCGGCCCGAACCGCCTGCGGAGCCCGGCAAGCGGCTGCACGAGACGGTCCCGGCCACCCCGCCCGAGCGGATGACCATGGCCAAGGCCGAGACGGTCAGCCTCAAGGGGCAACGGCTGGTCGACATGAGCCCCGACCGGCTGGCTGGCGTCAAGCAGTGGGCCACCGAGAAGGGCAATGCCATGGTGTTGGCCGCCATCGAGGCCATCGAGACCGCCCGCATCGCCGACACCGGCGAGCCGGAGACGACCACGCCGACCGAGGAGCTGCCGTTCTGATGCCGACCACGTGGGATACCTACCAGGCCACCCGGGAGCGGCTGACCGCCTCGGGCCGTCTCCTCACCGATGCGCAGGCGGTGGTGCTGACCTATCTGGCGGCCGCCGGGCGCCGCGGGCTGACCGAGGACGAGCTGCAGGAGCGGGCCGGATCCGCGGCCCTCCGGTGCATTCTGGCGGAGCTGCTGGCCGACCAGATGGTGCAGGAGCTGCCGGCGCCGGGCGAGGCCCGGTGCTTTCGGGCCCTCCGTCCGGAGGCCGGCTGATGCGCACCCCCACCGGACGGCTGCCCAAGCATCCGCGGCCCGGCACCAAGCTGGGGGCCGTGATGCTGGCCCTCTGGCATGCCGCACAGGACACGACCCGGCCCCTGTGCCCGTGGATGCGGCTGGGCGAGGTGAGCCGCGCCACCGGGGCGACCAAGGGGGCGACCTCCGCCAACCTCCTCAACCTGCGCCGCCGTGGGTTCGTCTGCCGGTCCACCATCGAGGTGCCGGAGCATGGCGAGGTGTGGGTCTACTGCCTGACCGACTGGGGCGCCGCCGCCGCGGCCCAGGTGTTCGGCCCCGGGCCCGCCACGCCGGAGGCGTGATGGCGCACCGGTACACCCTCGAGACCGCGCCGGCGTGGATTGCGCCGCCGCACCGCGACGAACGGGGCCGCGCCATCCGCTGCCGGTCCCGGACCTTGATTTGCCAGCACGGCCTCGGCGACGATCACCTGTTGTTCTATTCCCGCCGCCAGCGGTACGGGCGCCCCAGCGGCTCGTGGGAGTGCCGGCTGTGCCGGAACGCGGCTCAAACCCTCCGCAACCAGCAACGCCGGCAGGTCGACCCCACCGAAACCGCCCGGCCGGTGGCGGATCCGCCGCCAGGCGGCTGGACCCGGCGGAACCCGTTCGATTTCACCCGGGTGCAGCTGGAGGCGGCCTGGGGCCCGTATCGCAGCTGGACCCGAGCGCAGCACCTCGAGCACACCCGCCGGATGTACGATTTTCTCGGCTGGGGGCCGGAGGCGGTGCGCGGCCCGGTGGTCGGCCGCCAGCCGGCCTCCGCCGCGGCGGAGGTGGCCGCGTGACGCGCCGCAGCCGCGTGATGCACTGTGCGCAGCTGGCCGCCGCCATGGGCACCCGGTGGTACACCGTCCGGGAGCTGGCCGATCACACCGGGACGACGCTGGACACCACCCACCGCCTGCTGGCCGATCTGGTGGCCTCGGGCCATGTGACCCGCCGCATGGAGACGCCGGCGGAGATGCTGGAGCGCAGCTGGGCCACGCCGACATTCCGCGGGGCCCGCCGGCAGCTGTGGATTTATCACCGCAGGCCGGGCATCACCCTGCAACCCAACCTAAAGGAGGGCGCCTAATGGACAACCTCGTGCGGCTGCTGCTGGTGGCGGCTTTGGTGGTGGTGCTGTGGATCGGCCTGTCGGCGCTGTACCTGCTGGCGGCCCTCAAGCGGGTGCGAGATGGCCACGACGCGGACCAGAAGCCGGAGGCGCCATGAGCTGGGCCATTGGCATCATCGGGGGCCTCGTGTCCGTCGGCTACCTGGTGGCGGCCGCCACCCGCCGGCTGCGGGAGGTGGAGGCGACCCGGGCCCGGTACGCCAGGCACCGGGCAGACGCGGTGCTGCGGGCCGCGCTGGCACCGCGAGGCGGCCGGTGACGGCCGCCAGCAAGCCGGGCGACCCGGCAGACAAGGCCGCCGACGGCGCCTTCGGTGGCCAGCCGACCGGCTCGCACCGCGCCGGGTATGGCGAGACGCTGGCCCGCGTGGAGGCGTGGCTGCGGGCGCATCCCAGCGCCACGCTGGCGAGCGGGGAGGGCTGGGCGCTGGTGGAGGAGATCGACCGGCTGCGTGCCGCCATCGAGCGGGTGCGGGCGCTGCACCGATCTTATTTAGCGGAAGCTCCCGCTGGTGGTCGGGTGTCGTATTGCTCATGCAGTATGCCACACAGGCATCCCTGCCCCACCCTCCGCGCCCTCGACGGGGAGGACGCATGACCCGCTCCGGTGACCGCATCCCCACCGGCACGGGCGCCAGCCGCCGTCGCCTGACGCTGGCCGAGGCCGAGGCGGGCGGGCTGCCCGAGCCGATGACACGCGAGGAGTGGCGCGCCATGGCTGAGGCCAGCCGGCATGGCCATGAGCGGCTGATTTTCGAGGCCGTGCAATATCATGGCGCATACCGCCTCGAGGCCGCCCAGCGGGCCAAGGTGCCAGTGCTGCCGCAACCCGTCCCGGAGCCGCTGGCACCCACCGTCAAGCGGCGGTCACCCTTCACCCAGGGCGAGCTGTCATATATGTCCACCTTGGCCGCCCAAGGCTATACGATGCCCCAGATCGCCACGGCCATGGGCCGTTGCAAAAAGACCGTCAGCCGATGGCTGCGCGCCTACGACATCCGCACCCGCCGGGGATATATCCGGCGCACGCCGGAGGCCCCGTGATGTCGGAGCAGCAGCGGGCGGTGGTGGTGGCCATGTGGCGCCAAGGCCGGACGGCCGCGCAGATCGCCAAGGCGACCGGGCGCAGCCTGCATGCCGTGGAGACGGTCATCGGCCACGTCAGCCGCCACCGGCCCACCCTGGGAGAGCGGGACATGGCCATGGCGCTGCAGATGGTCCGGGATGGCACCAAGGCGGCGGAGGCGGCCCGCATCTGTGGAGTGGAGCTGTTGGAGCTGCTGCACCGGCTCGACCCCGGCCCGGAGGCCGCGTGACGCCGGAGGTGGCCACCTACACCCTGCCCCGGGATTGGTGGTGGCTGGTCGGCACGCTGGCGTTCATCGGCCTCTGGTTCGTGTTGTGGGAGGCCGGCAAGGCCTTGAGCGACCTCGTGCGCTACGCCGCCGCGTGGCTGCGGCCCCTGTTTCCGCCGCCGCCCGCCGGCAAGCCGGAGGAGCCCGCGCCGGCCCCCAAGCGCCGCCGGTTCCCGAAACAGGTTTCGGGAAGCTCCGCCAGCAGCGGGGAGCGATAGGTGGCCCGCTACTACGACACCCTACCCGACTGGCTGACCTGCCTGGCGTGCCTGACCGATTTTCCGCTGCAGCAATTCAAGAAGGAGCGGACCCGTCGACCCGACGGCCGGACGGAGTGGCTGGTGGGCGAGTTCTGTAAAAGATGCTGGAAGCTGGGGCTAGAGGACGCGTTGCCCGCGGAGGCGCAGGCTCGCTACTACGAGGCCGTCCGGGTGCGAGAGCACCAGCGGGACCTGCTGGCCAAGGCCGCCGGCAAGCGGTTGGCCGACCAGTACAACTATGGCAGGCCCAACGCCAAGGAGGCCGCCAGCCCGTTCAATCGGGCCCGCGTTGAGCTGGAGGCCGCCTGGGGGCCCATGGAGGGCTGGACACGGTCGCAGCACTACCGGCACACCGTCAGGATGTATGAGATCCTCGGCTGGGACCCGGCCAAGCTGGACCCGCAGAGCGCGGCCGCCCGGGCCGCGCACGAGGCCAACCTGAAAGACCGCACCTGTCAGCCGGCCCAGCGCAAGCCTGGCGCCACCCGTGACCCTTACGCCGACCTTTGGGAGCCCGACGCATGACCCGCCGTGATCTGCCGTTCGTCGATGGGTCGGCCTTTCCCGAGGAGCCCGAGCTGCCGCCGCCGGGCCATGACGAGCTGGTGGCCATGTTCGAGGAGCTGGCCGACCGCGTGGAGATGCTCGAGGGCGCCTTGGACGCCATCCGGCAGCGGGAGGTGCGGAACAGCCGCCGGCCCCGGGTGCAGCTCGGGGCGCTGGACATGCTGCCGGGGCTCCGGGAGGACGGCCTGTGAGCCGCCGGCTGTCACGGGATCCCGACCAGCTGCAGGTGATGCCGCCGCGGCCGCTGCCGGTTATTAACGGCCGCCGCATGACCGAGGCGGACGTGCGCCGGCTACGGTCCCGCATGGGCCCGCTGGAAGGCGACCAGTGCCAAGAAAACGGGTGGCACAAGCACCGCGACGGGCACGCAACCTTTCGTATCAACGGGACGAATGCCCAAGTGCACCGGCTGGTCTACCTGCTCGAGGTCGGAGGCATCCCTCGCGGCTATCATGTGCACCACCGGTGCCATAATCCCGGGTGCTGCAATCCGGCCCACCTGGCGTTGGTGACGCACAGCGAGCACAGCCGCCTGCACGCCATCGAAAGCAATGGGAACCACGCGGCGGCCATCTGGCGAGCTCGAACCCATTGCCAACGGTGCGGTCATCTGCTGATGCGAAGAAAAAAGACCGCAGACAAGCGAGGATATGAAAGACAGTGCCCGACCTGCGCCAGGGATGGCAAGCGGGCATCCTACCAGCGCCGCCGCCGCCAGCAGCTCCTCACCACCACCGCGCCATGACCCGCAAGCACCCGCGGCCCGTGCCTGACATGCCGGCCCGCAAGCTCACACACGCCAACGTCGTCCAGGCGGCCACCTGGCTGGCCGGGGAGGTGGCCGAGGCCCAGCGGGAGGACCGGCGCACCGTACCCTTGCCGCTGCCGCTGGCCATCGCGCTGGCCGACCTGTGCCTCGAGATTGCCAGCCGCGACCCGGAGCGGTGGCTGTGACCGGCGACCAGCTGACGCCGGCCCCGCGGCGCCGGGTGCGGCACCCGGAATCGGTCGAGCAGCGGCTGTTCGTGGCCCGGTTCCGGATGGATCCGCGGACGCGGGACATGCCGGCTTGTGCGGTGCCGAACGGCGGCCGCCGCAATGCGCGAGAGGCGGCCATCCTCAAGGCCGAGGGGGTAAGCCGTGGCGTCCCGGACTGGCTGTGTTTCATGCCGGGGTGGCAGCGGGTGAGCGGCTGTCTGCGGCCAGCGGTCGGGCTGGCCCTCGAGTTCAAGCGGCCCGACAAACGGGTACGGGCCAGCCCGGAGCAGGTCGCCTGGCACGGCCACCTCCGGGAGGCCGGCTGGCGGGTCGAGATTGTGCGCAGCGCCGACGAGGCGTGGCAACTAGTAAGCGAGACTTACTGGTTGGAGGCCTAGTGGTCGCGCTTAACTTCTGAAGAAGGGGGGGGTACCATGGACGTGACGCTGACACTGAAGGGTGACCAGGCGACCAAGGCCGCGCTGGCCGCGTTGGGCAAGGATGCGGCCTTCGTGACCGCGCAGGCCATCAACGCCACCGCCAACGCGGCCCAGCAGG